GGGGTAGCGATGGGAGTGCCAAGCACCGTAGTCCCCACTAGGCTATCTCCCAAGTTCGTCGGCGAGATCGTGGTACCCGTGCGGGACCAGGGCGAAGCACCGCGCTGCGTGGCGTAGTTCGCGCCGTCCGAGACGATGCGCACTCCTTGCCCAGAGCCCAGCACCAGCGTGGCCGCGCCGTCAATCGTGCTGGTGGCGGGCGTGATTGTGCAGCCGCCTGCTCCGCGGCACTGGTAGTCGGTGTACCAGCCCAGAGGAAAGCCCGTACTTCCCGCCGCCGCGATGGTGTCGAGCACCGCCGAAGCCTGGTTGCGCGAAATCAACTTACCGCAATCGCCCGTAGGGATAGCATAGGGCGAGGAGCCGGTCTGCAAATCAGGGAGCACAGAGGCAGAGATCGTGCCGGTCGCTGTGACGGGACCACCGGAGAGCCCGCAGCCCGTAGCGAGGTTGGTGACGGTGCCAGAGCCACCGCCCCCGCCGGGATGGCTGGCCGTGCCCTGTCCGAAGCTCACCACAGCCGCCACAAAGAATAGAATCGCGGTACGCATAATCACCGCCCCCTCACGTATCCCGTTACCGAGTTCGCGGCCGATGCCACCCACGTCAATCCGCCAGGACAGTAACGCCCCACGAATACCCACACGAGATCCGAGTTAGCCGGAACCGCTACAGTCGTCGGAATCACTGCGCGGGGAGTGGTCTGCTTGTCGTTGATGGTCACCGTCACCGCACCAGAGGTCTCATTGACAAGATGAATCTCGCGGATATGGCAGCTCCCTGAAAAGATATCCTCAGCCACAGCCGGAATCAGCTTAGGGTTCGTTTCCCAGTCTCCGTGATCTACAACGATGGTCGCAGCCATGATCTCTCCTTTTGAATCCGGGCTCCCCTTTAGGGAAGCCCGGTGAACGGTGAACAGGAACTTACGATTACGACCTAGCCTGCCACGCGCGTACGTAATCCACGGTGACCGTGCCCACGCCGGTACCGCTGACCTTGTAGACGCCGATGAACGGCTGGACCTTGGAGTTAGATGCGCTGGCCGTCCATCCGAAGGTGGTCGTAGAAGCCACCGGGTTACCGTTGATGTAAAACTTAATCGAAGTCGGATCGGAGCAGTCAATCCGGAGGATGGCCCAATCGGTGGTGAGCAGCGTTACGCCGCTGGTGACGTTGTTATCCGTCACATTGTCATCCGTGTCGCAGAACAGTTCGCCGGATGCCCGCGCCGTGAAGAACGCCGAATACGTGATGGCGTCGTGGCCATCCGCCCATACGCCGGTCACGCCGATGGTCGCTTGGCCGTTGCCTGTGGGCAGCACAGAGAGTTGCACCCGCGCCTCGAATACGAGGCTCTGGAGCACACTCAGGCAGAGTTGATCTCCGTTGTACAACTCCGCATCTTCCTTTTCACTGGTGGACGCAAGCGCGCACGCCACGGTGCCATTAAGACCGTTGGCGACTCCCGCTACTCCAGTAGGAGAGCCAACGATCTTCGTGCACCAATTGACGCCGGATTCGAGCGCACCCACCGCTGGAATCACCAGCGACGGCGTCAGAAAATCGTCGTTGATGACACAAGCACCCATCGGCAGAACGCTTTCAAAGGTGCTGCCGTCGTAGAACGTCAAAACTCCACTTCGGTATTTTGCTTTTGTGGACATCGTTTTATCTCCTGTTTCTGTTCAGTTTTGAACGACCCGAAGGCCGAAATAAGGGGGTTGGAAAAGACGGGGCCGCCGGAGGAATACGGCCCCAAGGCACCAGGACGAAGGAAGTTATACCAGGACGGTGGCCTGCGGATAGCCCAAGTTGCGGGCACCGCTCAGAATGGCGAAGGCTCCGACCAACTCGCTGGAACCCGGCACCGTGAGCTGGAGTTGAAGATACGGCTTGCCGTCAGGCAGTTCCGCGGAGTCGATCTCGATCACGTACAAAACCTTGTCCGTAGCGCTAACCGACGTGATGCCGGTTGCCGCGATGGCAGTGCGCGCGCCGAGAACGTCCCCGCTGGCCGTGAGGCAGGCGTAGTAGTTAAACGGCAGAGCGGTGGTGGTTCCGGCGCTCGCTGCCGTGCTGGCGACGAGCAGGATTGAGGTGGGCGTGGCGCCGACCGCAAGAGCGACGATGATACTGGCGTGCCGCCATGCGGCCATGCTGAAGCCTTGAGCGGTTACCGGCGAGCCCGCGTTGCCATCCACGGGGAAGATGATCGGAACGATATGGCCCTGTTCGGCCACGTTGAAGGTGACTTGCGACATGATGTTTTTTCTCCTTTTCCTTTGTGGCTGATTAGGTTATCTCGTGACCAACGTGATGAACGGAGATTGCGTATTTGAACCTTTAAACGGAGTCAAAGGCAGCGCGCGCGCCGGTTGACCATCGACTCTGTAAGTGAATCGATATGTCATTTCCGATGTTAGAAACGCCACGTGCATCGATTCGGCCTGTTGCAAACCGCCCTTGGTCGCGAGCAAGTACTGCGACATGTCGGCCAGCACCACATCGCCAACCGTCCCGAGCGTGGGGCAGAATTCGATGGGGATTACCGGAGCGCCGAGAAGCATCCCGTACTGATTGCCGTTGTTCCCGGGCGGAACATACACGCTGACTCCGTTCGGGCCCACGCCGGAAACCACCGAGGAGCCACCAGTGCCTACCGCCTGGGACATGGTGTACAGTTGCGGCTCCACGTCCACGTTGATGAACCACGCGGCGTTCTTGCGGGCGCGCGGCATCATGCGGGCGCGCATTTTCACGGCGTTGTCATAAACAAATGTCGCCGCGGCCTGGCCGGTTTCCTTCGCTACGCTCACGACGGACGGATGGCCGATAATGCCAATCGGCTGGCCGGAGCCAGTACCCTCAAAAATGGCATCGTCAACCTTGAACGCCATTTCCTCACCGAACGCCTTGCTCGCCAGAGTGCCGAGCACGGCCGCGTCGGCGATTACTTCGTCCGTCGCGTAGTACAGCGCAAACAACTTGGAGAGTTTGAGCATCACCTTGCGGAAGGTCGGTTTCGTGGCTGTCACGGTGCCGGCCTCGTTGGCCCAATACGCGAGCACGCCGCCCCAGCGGGAACCGTTCACACGGCTGGTCTCGTTCACGCCGTTAATCTCAATGCCGTTGGAGTTATTGCTGATCGGGATTTCCGTGCAGCGAGGTGCCAGGACGCCGACATCGTGCATCTCCTGGAGGATTTCCTGAGATTGGTCGGTGCCGACCAGAAAGCCGCCATCCGAAGGGGCTGCTTCACTCGCGCCAAGTGCGGCGCGTTTCTGGAGGCGCGGGTCAATCGCCCCCGGCTGCGTTGCGGCGCCGCGCACGGCGAGCAGAAATTGGCCGAACCCATCCGCGATGCGGGAGTGTTTCTGCCTATCGGTCTCGCCGGCGGCCGCCTCGCGCCCGAAGGGCGCGTCCTCTGCGTTGTTGTGAATGTCAACGTGGTCGGTGTGGATGTTGCTGGCCGCGGCGAGCCGCTGCTCCAGGCTGAGAGTTGCGACGATACTTTCCGCCGCGTCCATTTTGGCCTTCACGGCTACGAGTTCGTCCGCGGTGAGTCCGCGCTTCTCCGTTTCGGCCAACTTCACCGTGGCCTGCGCTGCATCGATGAGCGAGGCCTTCTGCTGTTGCAAATCGAGTATACGATTCATTGATTCTCCTCACGCCTCACGGCGTTAGTTGGTTTAAGGCCCTCAGTCTGTCTCGCGACGGTCCAAGGGGTCATGCATATTTGAGCAATCCGAGCCTCGCTCCGATATACTCAAGTTCGTGATCGGCCGCCGCCTGAGGCGCTTCCTTAGATGTGGCCGTTGATTCCGTGTATGCGGGAAAACTGTAGGGCGAGGCTTCTACTAGCCGAGCCTCTTTAATTACGCGGGTGCGAACGCCGCCGCGATTTTCCCAGGCGTAATCCGTGATGTAGAACGCCGCCGAGGATTCCCGCACGTCGCCGCGCTCCATTGAGATGCGAAGGTCACGCGCCACCTGAGTATCAGGGAGGTCGGCTTCGTAATGCAGGCCCTTGGCGTCGGACCAGAAGCGCGCGGTGCCAGCCGATTTGCGGCCGAGAACATGTTCCGGGTTGTGAAATGCCAGCACGCGGGGGTCATCTCCGCCTAGCCATTTGTCAAAACACCCGTTCTGGTAGATTTCCTGAAATCCCCCCAGGTCGCCCGATGCGGAGCCATACGGCGCGACAATGCCGCTTACGCGCGCCACCGCGGCGCTGCCGTCGCTTGCTGGCGCAAGATTGAAAGTAGTACCAGCGACGCGGCGAAGGCAGAATACAGAGCCCGACATAAACGAGCCTGCTATACCTCTGGGGAATTCAACATCATAATGCGATAGCGTCCCCATCCGTGCGGCGATGTTTGCTATCCAGATTAGGTTTGTTTCACTAACGCTCTGCGACGCTACCGCCCCGGCGACACACGCGGCACATTGGCATTCGCACTCTTCATCCTCGGTGTCGACTTCAACCTCGACTTCCACAGTGAGCGCTTCGGGCGTCTTCCCAAATTTCTTGAGCGCCTTGAACCCGCGCGCCATGGCGAGCGCGCCCGCATCTGCTGGCGCCGGGGCCTTCGCCGTGGCGAAACCGTTCTTTACGCACTCGTCCGCGCCCATCCAGGTCTCAGCGGCCATCATGGCCTGCACGACCTTCGCCGTCTGCCCGGTGCGATCCACGTAGGTCTGCGCGATGGCTATGTCGATAGCGGTCAGCGTAGTGGCCTCTTTCGCCATGTCCTCAGAGTTCCCCATCACAACTGACCACGCATTGTGAACCATCATCATTGCGCCAGCGCCCATCGTGATCGTGTCACCGGCCATGGCAACGATGGACGCCGCCGAAGCCGCGATGCCGTCAACGTACACGTCAATCGGCTTCCCCTGCGCACGCAGCATGTTCATGATCGCTACGCCTTCGAACGCATCCCCACCAGGCGAATTAATGCGCAGTGCGATGCGTGAGAACGCGCTGCCCGCTTGGTCGATCTGGTCCTTGCAGGCTTTTGCCGTGATGCCTTCTCCGGTCCAATAGTCCTCGCCAATCTGCTCGTAGACCAGCATCTCCAACACGCCCGCGCCGGAGGCCATGGCATAGACGCCAGCGCGGAAGCACGGCTTTGCGGGAACGCCAGCGCCGCTGTAGAGGTTTGTAATTTGGGGATCGGGCTTACCTGTTTTCTTCATGTTTTACTCCTCTGCGTCGTCTGAGGTGCCATCCGTCAGGATGACGAATTCTTCTCCGTCCATCAGATCCCCGAGATTATTCGCGGTATCGGTGACATCCTTAGCGAGATCCTTGTCTTTCGCCAGTTCGCGCAGCGCAATCACGCAGTTATCTACCGCGTCAGTGAACCCTTGTTCGAACAACATCTCCAGGCAAATGTGCTCTTTCGCCGCAGAGGATACGGACCGCACAGCCGACGCCAGATCCGCGAATCCCTCATTTGATGCCACCTGATCGATAACCCCGGATTCATTCGCTAGTTCGATGCTCATTGATGCACCATCTCTTTGATCTCTGGAAGCGTCGCCCTTACCATCGATCCCAGCCTAATCGACCCGAGTTTGTTGCTCACGTAGTACTTGGTCGCGCCGCCGCGCGCATCAGCTACGACAGTGAACGTCTTTAACCCCTCCGCTTGAGCCTCACCAAGTTTACGACTCAGCGCGGCCTTACTCATGGTGATCTTGTCGCTCTTTCCGTCCACCATGGTTTTGATCTCGACGCCCACGTCATCATTGCGCAGATCGAATGCCGAGTTGTCTTTCGTCCGAGGCAATCCCAGTGCCTTAGAAACCTTCGCCTCACTCTTCTCGGCGATGTCCTGCTTGTCCTTTCCACAAGGCTTCCGGCTGGCAATGGCAGCCTTTTGTTTCGCGGAAAGGTTACCCTCCGATGTCCCAATAAAAACGGGAGTGCCATTAATGGTCACCCATCCATCCCGACGTTCGTAGTTCCCGCGTCCTTCGGCTGGTACCGTTTTGCCTTCTGGTTTGATGGGAGTCGGCTCTTTCGGCTTCGGGCTGTTCGCCTGATCGCTTCCGATGGGTGCCGTGTTGAGCGGCACGCGCGGGAGTTTCCCGACGCCTTTGGGTAGCGGATTCTTGCCCTCGCCATGGCGGATATCATCAGGACCATACGCTCCCGTGTTGGCGAGCACCGTGTACAGCGCCGCGCGCATTTGCGGATCGCCAGTCAGGAGATAATTAAAATCCGGTTCGAGAAAAACGTTGTCGCGCTCGCGGGCAGAAAGCAGCGAACAGTGCATTCGGCCGCACCAATTTGAAGCATTCGGCCCAAGGGAATATTGTACGTACTCCATTGACTGCTGGGTGATATTGCTAAATGTAGCCTTACCGAGCAACCCGATGCGGTGCTGCGGAACTTTCATAATCCGCGCAACCTCTTCAGCGCTGAAGTTCATTGACTCGATGAACTGGGCATCTACCAGTTTCATGCCAGTCTCTTTATACTGCATAGCCTCTTCCAGGATCAGGAGCTTATGGGAATTTTCCACTCCACGATATTGAGCTAGCGACTCGCGCAGGCTTTTCGCGGCTTTATCGCCGAGCGTTCCAGGATGTTGCAGAACGCCCCTGACGGTCGTCCCATTGCCATAGAAACGGCCGGCGAATTCCGTCATCCCCATACTAAGAGCGAGCGTATGCCGATGAATCTGTAGCGGTGATAGGCCCGTTATCCCATCGAGGCTCGTGCCCCGAACGTGCAGAATATGATCCTGGCTCAGTGTGATCGGATTCTGCCTCCGGTCAATCGGGACGTAGGTATAGTTAACCTGCGAACGCACATCGCTTGGATCAGTCAGCCAGACCTTAACTCGATCAGGGCGCCAAGGCCAGAGTGCTATTACTTGCCCGCGTCCATTCGTTTCAATTTCCGCGTAACAGTTTCCCCAGATGTTGCGCCATACTTCCATCTGCTGCTTGAAGTCGTGGGCCGATGTTTTGAAGTTCGCCTCTTCGGTGAGCAGCGGCCAGAGGTAATGACCGCGCGCCTCTTCCTTACTGACTCCCGGCTCGATCCACGAATAGGGGATAACGGGCAGCGTCGCAAAGTCATCCGCAAGCACGTTGACGCATGCCCAATAAGCGGATACGCCAATCGCGGATTGAGGGCTGACGAGTTTCCCGGTATAGGTTGGGCCGACTCCGCCGCCATTGAACAAGTCGAGCATGCTGTCGAATTCCGACAGCGACATGCGCCGCTCGATTGCCTGACGGGTTGCTCTAACGAGATTCATCGGACTCCTTCATCCCTTTGTCGAGCAGCAGCGAGAACGCGACCAGAAGCGCGCCGCCGATAATCCATCCGGCGGGATGGTAGATCAGCCAGCATCCGTATACCGCGCAATAGAGCCCGAGAAGGTATAGGAAGTGGACCAGGAGTCGCTCAGTGATGTGCCTGAAACTCATAACATCAGGACCCCACGGAACTCGTAAACAGAGGGACCCTTGGCTGCCATCGCACGACTTATCGCATCCGTAATAGCCAGGATTCCGTCTGTCCGGGACGCGCTCTTGTTCAGATCTGGCTTCGTAAACATCAGGTTGCTTTTTCCGTCCGTGATAGTGCAGGCGCATCCCGCCTGCCAGCGGAGTACCGGGTGCCCGCCGTGGTGGATATTGCCGGCCACCACAAGCGAGAGTACCTTCTTCGTGGCCTCATTGAGGCTCTGGTATCCCTGCCGAACCTCGACGCACTTGTATCCGTCCGAAACCATCAGGGAGGAAATCTGGCGCGAGTTCCACGGGTCCCAGCAGATTTCCTGGAGGTCGAACATCTGCGCGCCCCACTCCAGCCGCTCGCGGAGATCCTGTGGCTCGATCACTTCTCCGGGCACGAGTTCCATGAACCCTTGAGCCGCCCATTCTTGCAGCGGCACGCTCAACTTGATTTCCAGCTTGCGGACCTTCGCATCGGGTAGCCAGAAGAACGGCAGCACGTCGTACTCGTCGCCGTCGCCTTCGCACGGGAACACGAAGACCACTGACGAGGTGTCCGTCGTCATCGAGAGATCGACGCCAGCCCAGCAGGGGCGCCCGATGAAGCGCGCCATCAATTCGTTCGGCAGCGGGCGGACCTTCGGCGCCTCGATCAATTCCCCGCCGATCAGCGCGGGACCGGGATTCGGCAGCAGGCCGGCGGCGTGCCAGTCGCCCGCTGCGGCGTCCCATTGCGCCATGTCGATAGCGCGGTTTTCTTTCTGATCCCAGACATTCAGAAAGTATCGCTTGAAACTGGTCAAATCCCCTTCGGCCACGGCGCTTTCATACTCGCGGCGGATTTTCTCTTTATCAAGAAAGCCCCCGTTCTCAAGGAGCGAGGGATTCGCCTTGATCCACGTCGCCGGGAGCGAGGGGTCATCTGCCTTATCCGCGCCATAGATGCGGCCATAGAATCGCGAGTCGGAAACGATGCCGTCTGCGATCTTGCGCGTCTTCTCGTGGAGTTTCCAGGCGAGCGGAGATTCTTCTTGGACGCCGGCCGTCGTGATGGCCAAGGTGAGGGTCTGCCGGCGTGTGATGCCGCCCTTCGAGAGTACGTCCCAATTCTCTAAGTGCGCGCGTTGGCGCCAGCGGTGGATTTCATCGGCCACCGTGAACGCCGGGTTCACTCCATCGCCCATGTCGCCATCGGCGGCCACCGCGGCGTAGAAGCTGTCCGGGTCGCGGCGCTTCACAATCCGGTTTGTCCCGCGCATGATACGCAGTTCGCGCTTCAGGATGGGCGACTGCTCCACCATCTTGCACGCAGCGCGGTAGACGTTCATTGCCTGGCGCGTGGCGGCGGCGGCGCCATAGCACTGGCACCCCGGCGTGCTGGTGATGACGAGGACGTAGAGCAGCACACCCGCGGCGAATTCAGTCTTGCCAGCCTTCTTCGGAACCTCGAGATACGCCATTTCGATTAAGCGGTTACCGCTGTCGTCAAGGGTTCCGAAAATCCGCGAGAGCACTTCCTCTTGCCACGGCGAGAGGATAAAGGGCTTGCCCCACCATTCATCCGCGGAGTGCTTGAGCACCAGTTCAAAAAAGTTGATTGCGGCGTCGGCGTGCTGTTGAGAAAAGGCCATATTATTGGACTATGGGCCGCGGCGCGCGGGGCGCGGAAAGGATCGCGGCGAGATCCTGCCCTTCGTCCTTCCGCTCGATGGCCAGACGGGTACGGCTCACCGGCGATAGCCCGAACTCTGAGCAGAACGCACGCATCTGGCGCCACGCGGCGTTGCTCACGGCGATGGCCGGGTGGGCCTTCGTCCTCAGCAATACAGCCTCTTGCGCTTCCCCAGGCTCTCCGACCATCCCAAATTCGCTAACCATCAGGCCATCGCGTTCCACGATTAGGTCGGCTTCGACCGCGCGCCCATAATTCAAGCAGGCGCCCTCAAGCATCATGCCGTCTGGCCGGCGATCCAGGTTCATGTCCGCTAACTCCACGGCCCAGAACTCCCAGGCGCCGCGAGCTCGTCCCCGGAGATGGGCAGGGCAATCCGGTAGACCGCGGGTGGCGCTCGGTTCGTTGGCCAGCTTCTCGGCCAGTTTGCGGACGCCGTGCTTTCGCGGGTCACCGGCAGCAATCTGCGCAGAGGTGGGCTTGGGCTTGCGGCCTCTCATGCGATCTTCTCCGCCGCGATCTCTTCGAAATGTTCCCGGCATTCGTCGCACAGTTGATCGGAGGCATCCTTGGTGGCGAAGTTTGTCCGACAGGTCGAGCAGACCGTTGCCGCCCGCATTGCCGCCGCCACTTCCTGCACGCTATGCAGATGATCGAGATTCAAAATGGTGCTCATGCTGACTGGCTCCGTAGGGCCTGCTCAAGCCTGAGCCGGTCCCTGGTGCTCATCTTGTTGCCCTTCGCGGTTCGGACAATCACCTTTTGCCGATGAGCGAAAACTGGAGAGGTTAGCCGGTACAGCGGCGGCCTTGCGCCCTTCGCCGGTACCACAATCTCAACATGCTGCGCTTTTACCAGCCGCGCGATGCTGGCCTGCACCCGGCCTTTCCTGATGCCCAGCGTTTCCGCGATCCACCGGCTTCCCAACTGGAATGTATCGGTCTTGAATTCCCGCGATCCGAAGCACGCGAATACGCCCCAATCCACCGGCTCAAGCGACCGATCAACTAGTACCGCCCACACCATTGCGGACCATCGGTAATTCTTGTCCGGCCTGTCCTGTAAAAGCCGTCCGTCTGGGGTTTTGGGTTTATTCCTTATATGCACGCCATTTGTGCCCCCATTTGGAGCCCCACAAAGCGCCCCCGTTTGGGTACCCACAAATTCGCGGGAATCTCCCATCACATCGCCACCTTTCGCCCGCGCGAAAGTCCGCACCCAGGACATAGATACCGCTTCCCGGATGCTATCGCCGATGCGAAGTTTGGCCGATTGCCAAGACCGCCGCATGACTGACATTGTGGAGTGACTTCCCCAGCGTCAATCCGCCGCAACTCGCTCTGATACCGGCGCGTCCAATCCGCCATCGCCTTGGATTCGTTCTCGAATCTCCGCCGTTCAATCTTTGCTGCCGCACTCGCTCGCGCATCGGCATCGGAACACGCAGCGCAAACCACCGACCCGCGGCGGATCTTCACCCGCGCCGAATGGCATCGATCGCATACCTGCCGCTCTCCGTTTTTGTCGATGAGGGTCATTTTTGGGATGCGCCAACCGGCGCCGAAGTATTTTCGCGGATTTTCGTAAACAGG